AAGCGTATCGAATCATTAATGGCAAAGCAGAAAAAAGAAAGAGAAGATAGAGACAAATTCTTGAAAACTGACGAAGGTATCGTGGATAAAGTAAAAGGTTTCTTTGGTGGTAAAAAACCAGCAGCCGCACCGGCAGCACCAGCCGCAGGCGCGCCTGCGGCACAAGGAGCCGCACCAGCCGCAGCCGCACCGGCAGCAGGATCAGGTAAGCCTAGCATTGGTTCATGGTTGCGTGATAATTTCATGAAAGGTTTCTTGAGAGGAATAAGTTTTGGATCTTCACAACAACAAGTAGATGACATATTAAAGCGCATGCCACAAAGTTATAAGGCAGGAACTCTTAATAAAGATTTGACTGATATAGCAAGTATAGCATGGGCTGTGTCAGATCAGGGTAGAAAACAAGATAATTAAAATGAAGTTTAAGAACGAACAGGAATTTTTTCAGCACGTTAGAGAATCCTTGGCTAGATTAACTGCTGATCATAAGGCATTAGTAGAAGCAAAAGGCCACTTAGATCATCCTGAAGATTTAGTTATTTTAAGTGATGTGGCAGGTGCTAATCAAGCAATAAATTCTATACTTGCTACTGCTAAGAATCCTAAAACAATCACTATCAAGTGGGACGGATATCCTGCATTAATATTTGGCCATGGTCCTGATAGAAAATTCAGCATCATGGACAAACATATGTTTAATAAGAAGGACTTATCAGGAAGAAAAGTATACAGTCCGGAACAATTCATAGAATACGATAGAGCGAGGGGGGTTGACCGTGGTGAACTTAATAATATCATTACAAACATTTGGGCCGGTCTACAGAAGGCAAGTGAAGGAACTCAGGGCTACTACTGGGGCGACATGTTATTCGGGCAACCGCTTAAAGAACAAAACGGTTTGTATAAATTTAAAGCGAATCCTAACGGTATAGCATATACAGTAGATGCTGATAGTGAGATAGGTAAACTCATCACAGGCAAGACTGCTGGTATCGCGGTACATCAATTTATTCCCGCCGATGCCGCTACTACTGACGAATCAACTCCATTGAATGGTAGCATAGGTCAGTTAAAGAACAACAGCGATGTCGCTATAATTCCTAGTGCTATGCCTATAGTTCCTTCAGTGAAACTAGATCAAGGGCTAGTCAATAACGCTAAGTCTGCTGTAAAGCAATATGGGAATGCTGTCAAGAAATTGATGCAGGCTCCACAAGCACGTAATACATTTAATCAATTGTTCACAACGTACATCAATAAAAAGATCGTATCAGGTGATCTAAGCAATCTAGCAAGCGACTTCATGGACTACTTTGAGAGCCGCCCAATGACTCCTAGCATGAAACAGAAGTTATCAGATCATATCAATGCTAACAAAGCAGGCATAGAGGGTCTGTTCAATATATGGGTCGCTGTATATAACCTCAAGAATCAAGTAGTCGAACAACTAGCAAAGCAAGCAGAGCAAAGTCCAGTCAAGGGCTATCTACAGAGCGGCCAGCAAAGTCAAGAAGGTTTTGTGTCAAATGGCTTGAAATTTGTAGACAGAATGGGCTTTAGCCGTCAAAATTTATCAGGCCAACGCTAGCCAAACCAGCATTTTTTCTCTCCAGGCATAAATAATAGTATGAGACAGTAGGTCTCACAACATTAGGAGATTTTAAAATGGCACAATTTACAAGAGTTAATGGCGACCTAAAACCAGTACTATGGTTAGATCAGCCAGATTACACAAACACAGGCGTTAACGCAGTTTCTTCAGCATTAACAGTTCAGCCACAAGGTCCAAAGTTGGACTTCTTCACTGCAACTGCAAACGGTGCTTTGACAACTACACAAGTTACTAATGCAATTCAAGCAATTGAGCAGTTAGCAACTATCCACATCTATGAGTACACAGACGCATCTAACGACACATTAGCATTCGCTGTATACCCAACAGGTGCATGGACAACTGCTGCCCTAGTAACTGCATTAGAAGCAAGTCCAGGTCCCGCTTGGGCAAATGCTGTAACTGTAACAGCCTCAGCAACTTTCACTAACTAATCATTAGTTTAAGTTAACACACAAAGGACCCGAGATTTATTCTCGGGTCTTTTTTTTGCCTTAAATAAAGACATGCACAGGATTACCTGCTACACACTATTCGATATCACAAAGACAGGAGTATTGAATCGTGCTAGACCGGGTGATGATATAACAGATACAAATGCATGGTATAGAAGGCGTAACACACAATGCAATTTCGATACTATATTACAAGTCATATCATTACGCGCACAGCCCGATATCGTTCAAGATCCTATACGGTTAGAAATAGACCTCAAGAACGAACAGTATTTCGGTACCATGCTTAAAGATAAGAAAACTGTACCTGTATGGAAATTCGTGTTTGACGTACAACATCAAAGTGTATTTGAAGATGGGGTCAGTGATCTAGGGTCTTTATATAAAGACTGTTCAGAAGTACCTATGATTCAATGCGATAGTCAATGGCACAACACAGGAGATAGGTTAGATATAACTTTGGAAAAAAGGAACATTTATTTTGTTAAATATGAATATGAATAAGTCTTATCTAGCCAAAAAGATAAAGGATATCTTTATCGTCAAGGAGTATGACGGGAGTTATAACCTGTTTGGAACATATATCATTGTTCCTAAAGAGGGCGGAATATTTAAGATAGTAACTATCAATGATCCGTATGCCCCTGAATATGAGTTTTCTAGCCTTAAATATGCGGTGACTCATTGCGTATTTGAGAAGAATAAGAAATCTAAAGAGACAAAAAGACTTAGAGAATTAGACCAGATTATAGGGGCATTAGATGTCGCTATAGCACAGCATAAAAAATTGATGAATAAAAGGGAAATTCCTGATAAGTTCATTTATCTAGCAAAACTAGAAGAGGACAAACTCAGGAGAAAAAATGCGTTAAAAGAGATCGATGGTTACACATCACTTTCTATGCATTTGCAGACTAAAAAGTATCAGGAATACCAAGACGAAAAGTATTGATTACTGATAAATATATCTATTAATATGGGAATTAACCATGAGACTCAACGAACTAGACAAAACAAACACAGCGTCACAGGCTCTTAAGGCCAACTTTGATTTCAGTTTTGATGCATCAAGACTGAATCGCGCACAGGCTAAAACTATGCTTGAGAAGGTAGTTGGACTGATCAAGGAAGCAAAATCAAGTCCTGATTTCTACAAGAATCACACACATCCTTCATACATGAAATTAGTATTCATGGCTCAAGCATTGACAGAGCATTATAAAAATACTAAATCTGCTAGAATCGTTGTTGAAAACGAACAAGTAGAAAAGTCACAGGTTATCTTGGCAGCACAAGATATGCTTGACAGCCTTCAGAAAATGATTGAAGAAGTGAATGACATGTTAGTTAAAGAACTACCTGCATTGACAGACAGCATTCAATCAGAGATCGGTGTCACAGAATCAGGTGCATTCAATCAGGCAGCAAGCACAGCACTAACCACATTGAATCAGACATTGAGCCAAAGCAAGTCTGAGATGCAGAATGCTATGAATGCATTGACTGGTGTTGGTAGCCCTGAAGCATTAGGCGCGCCTCCAACAGGCGGCGAAGAGATGGCAGTGACTGACGTTGCAGCCACATCAGGTCCCGGCGGTGAAGAAGTTGCTGGTGCTGAAATGGATGCAGAAGTCGCTCCAGAAGAAGAACCAGAAACAGAACCAATGGGCGGAGTTGGTCGCGAGTTGAGGTAAAATGTACCTCTATGAATTTGTCAATGATCCGAAGTTAGTTAAGTTGATCGCCGCGACCGATCAACTTAGAACCGCATTGGAAAACCAACAGATTACAAAAAATTGGACTGTAGATAAATTATTGACTTATTTTAGAAAGTTCGATATAACTTTGTCACAGAATGATCTATATTCTATGATGCAGTCTAAACCACTCAAAAATGTAGTAAGCAATATAGAAGGTGATATGGTTATATTCAAGGGCTTAGAGCCTGCTACACCATCTACTGAAACCCCTCCTCCAGAGCAAAGTCAAGAAGTTGTCGCAAAGATGGCTAAGTCAGCAATGACCAAATAACTTGTAATTATCTTTTTATCAAGTATAATATACAAATGATTGTTTTGACTGAGATAGCAAAAACAAAAATTAAACACCATCTCAATAAACGCGGGCAAGGTCTTGGCATCAAAATTGGTGTCAAAACTACAGGATGTTCTGGACTTGCTTACGTTTTAGAGTTCGTGGATAGTCACGTTGAACATGATCATGTTATTGATTATGAAGAATTCAAAGTGTTCATCGATCCAAAATCATTTGTTTATCTCACAGGAATGACCATAGACTATAAAAGACAAGGACTGAATGAAGGCTTTGAGTTCATCAATCCTAATGAAAAAGACCGCTGTGGATGCGGAGAGAGTTTTAGAGTTTGATTTATACACCTGATAAATTCCCATACAAAGAGTTAAAGCGCGAGACCATTAACGGCTCAAGAAAATATATGACTCCTGATGGTCACGCTGTTCCTAGCGTGACAACTATCTTAGATGCTACAAAATCTGAAGAGAGCAAGAAAGCATTACACGAATGGCGTAAACGTGTAGGGCCAGAGAAAGCACAGCAAATCACTACTGAAGCCGCAGGTCGTGGAACACGTATGCACAAGTGGCTTGAGAACTACGTTAAGACAGGAGTCACAGGTGAGCCCGGTAGCAACCCATATAGCATCCAAAGCCATCAGATGGCACATTCAATCATATCTAAAGGATTATCCAACTGCTCCGAGTTCTGGGGCACAGAAGTATCTTTATACTTTCCTGAAGTTTATGCAGGGACCACAGACTTAGTTGGTGTTCACGGTGGTGATGAAGCGATCATGGACCACAAACAGACCAACAAGCCCAAGAAGCGTGAATGGATCGAAGACTACTTTGTGCAGACAGCGGCCTATGCATTAGCACACAATGAAGTCTGGGGCACTAAAATACGCAAGGGCGTTATTTTCATGTGTTCAGCCGCAAATGAATATCAAGAATTCATAGTAGAGGGTGCGGATTTTGACAAGTATACTGATCTATGGTATACTAGACTAGACAAATATTATACGCAGTTCTTGTGACATAATAGCATAAATAGTTGTACTACTTGGTACATGTACAACTATGTCTATTATACAGATTTCAAAAATACAACAACGCGCGGGTGATCTCGTTGATCTCCCACAATTAGACGAGGCCGAGTTTGGTTTCGCTACCGATGAAAGACGACTGTTCATAGGTAAAACCACTGGCAACATCGAAAACATCGAAGTTCTTACTGCATACAGTGAGATATCGTTCGATCAGATAGAAGGTGTGACTGGTAATATAGCCATTGATTCATCTACACTAGCCAACGGTCAAGTGTTAGTATATGATGGTAATAATTGGGTAAATGGTGGGTTTGTAAATCTAGGCAACGTCACAAACGTATCTATCGAAGGCGGTGCTATAGGTTATGTATTGACCACAGATGGCTCAGGTGGATTGTCATGGTCTCCAAAAGGGATAGTAGCACAAAATATAGAAACAATCAGTGTAGGTAATCCTGGTAGAATCACTTTATCACAACCATATCCATTCGCACAAGGTGTCGAAGTCACGATCAATGGTATAACAGGTGCAGGTGGTTTCGCAACTAATTTAAATGGTAACGTCTTTTTCCTAAAGACAGTACCCGGTAATCTACAACTATATGATTTATATACTGATTCAGCATTAGTTTCTAGTAAAAATACTTCAGGATATGGAACATATCCTACTGATTCAGGAGTTGTCATATTCAATACTGTTACTGCTAACGGCGGTTTAGTAGCAGGAACAACATATAGTGTACAATATAATTCAGGTACAGATTTTGCTGGAGACAGCAACTTTACTTGGAACTATAACACAAATCAATTAACAGTTATAGGTAATGCTAATTTACAAACAACAGTAACAACAGCGATCACCACTGGAGGAAACTCTACAGCAGGTACTATAACTGGTAACTGGACTTTAACTTCAGGCTCAAGATTGACAGCAACATATGCTGACCTTGCAGAATACTATTCTGCCGACAAAGATTATTTACCAGGCACTGTATTAGAGTTTGGTGGCGAGAGAGAAGTTACAATTGCTGGTATAGAGACTAGCAAATTAGCAGGTGTAGTGTCTACTAATCCTTCTTACGTGATGAACGGCGATTTACGAACTCAGTTCCCTGTCATCTTAGCCCTAGTAGGTCGTGTACCGGTAAAAGTTATTGGCAAAGTAAGCAAGGGTGATATGCTAGTTAGCGCAGGAAATGGATTGGCTAAAGTCGGTACAGGTACTCCTAAGATAGGAACTGTTATCGGTAAAGCGATTGAAAACAAAAATGATGACGGTGAAGGTTATGTCGAAGTCATGGTAGGACGATTATAAGATAAATACTTTATCAGGAATAATATATGGCAGCGGCAATTTATACACCAAGCGGATCAAGTCAACTTACCACAGTAGCAACTACTGAAAAGGTACGTATTTCCACAACAAGCAGTGCAATCGCTGTAGCAGTAGGCAACAGTTCAGTCACAGCAAATCTTACTGCCTGCGAGATAATTCCTGCAAATACAGTCAACAATAGTTTTATTGTTGGTGAAGGCAATTACATAGCATATATTAGCGTAAGCGGTACTGGTATATTCTCTATCACCGATCTAGGCGCCCCTACAGGCTCATAAGCCGCGCAAAAAAATATACTTTTTTGATAAATATAACATATACTCTCATGGTGAGAGTTTATGCAGTACCCACTGCGTAGCGGCTAGAACCCGCAATCAACAGGAGAAAACAAATGGGACGTCCATTAAAAATCGCAAAGGCTCAAGCAGTCATCGTTTTAACTGCTACTAATGCCTCAACAGATGTAGTCACTACATCATCAAACTTAACTAATCTTGGTATCATTGCAGGTATGCCATTCATTCCAGCAAGCAATATCGGTGGCTTAGTTGCAGGTACAACTTACTGGATTCTACAAATATTGTCAACTACAACATTTACAGTTTCAGCAACAGAGTTATCAGCAAACCCAACATATACACCAGTTGATTTATCAGGTGCAGGCCCTGTAACAGTATCAGCAACAGTTGGTTTAGTAGATGCATATTTCAACAACCCAGACGGTTCAGCAAATACTTACTCAGTAGTCGGTGGTAACACAGCACTATATGGTAATCAAGTATTAGTTGGTGTATGTATCGGTATCTCAGGTGATGGTACGATCACTTGTGCAGATGATAGTCCAAACTTAGACGGTGTTGGTACTGACTTTGCAAACACATTAACTGATGGTACAATCGTGTACACAGACGCAGGTGTGATTCTTGGTACTATCGATGACATCGCAAACGCAAATGCTACATTCGCAACTTTCGCTGCCAATGCTACAGCAAACGTAACTGATGGTGCATATATCTATGGTAACCCAGAAGCAGGTTTCATCGTTCGTCAGAAAGGTAAGCAGAAGTATCTAGTCACTGGTTCAACTAGTGGTTTGACTGCCGCTTGCTATACTGCTAACGTTGCAAACACAGCATTGTTGCCAAATACTTTCAACATCGAAGGTACATATGCAAACTCATCAACAGTATATGTTCAGTCATTGAGCGATCATACTGCTGAATTGTTTACATCAACATCAGGAACAACAGCATTGCCGAATGAGACTGCAAACATCAACAATTCAAGTCCTGCATTCTCGACATTCAATACTGCATATGCCGCTAATACATACGGTGGACAACCTTATCCTATCGTAACTATTAACAAGGCGTAATAAATCATGTCTAATGCAAGCGCAGTTAAACGTGTAGAACAAGCCGAGACTGAGATCGCGGTGCTTCAAGTCCAGTTTAGAAATCTAGACGAGAAGATTGACGAGATCAAAGTCGAGGTTAAAGACTTGCATGACTGCCTAGACAGGAACATGGATGAGACTAAAATCATTCTCAAAGAATTTCAAGAGAGTAATAAAAAGTCTCATGACGAATTAGCAGAAAAGATATCTGGTATTGAAAAGATAAAATGGATGCTAATGGGAGCGGCCGCAGTTTTAGGTGCGACCGGTGTCGAAGCAGTAAAAGCAATCTTCAGTATGGGTTGAGATTATAACAACTCAGTAAAAACGGGGCTTAAGACCCGTTTTTATTTTGTGTGAGTGAAACTAACTTTTCTTTAACTATATCTATGTTGATGGTACTGAATAAACCCGGGTGCATGGGTTTAGGATGTTGATTCTCACCTACCCAAGCATAACCTATATGTTCATCATTCAATATAGGTATAAATTCATCATCAACTGAACAGAAAAATGTGTGATAAGTGAAAGTGTTGTTGACGAATTTCTGTATAGGAATCAATTTGGCATCTTTTGGAAAATATCCAATCTCTTCCATACACTCACGTTCCAATCCTTCAAACAATGTTTCATCTTCCTCTACCTTACCTCCAGGCACGCCCCAACTATGGTTGGCGTCGCTACGCAATAGATATAAAAATCTACCCGTATTTTTACTGTAAAAGAATAGACCTGCCGAAGTATTTTTCATAACTAGAGTATAACACTCTTTGGATCAGATTACAACACTATAATCGCCCTGATCGTACCACCCTTCATAACTCTTCATCCACTGTCCTTCTCGCTCGACATAACGATATTGTATGTTAGTGGTTAGATTAGTCACATACTCTACAGTAGTAGACGCGCCGGCGTCGAAACTAACGAACCAAGCACCGGTTGTAGAGTCATATTGTATGATATCATTCGCTTCTGCTACAAGATCACCCCAAGCAGTCGTAGATGTGCCCGCCATTCCTACGTCTTCTACTATCAGATATCTACGCCCATTCACTGGACCAGGCAATCCCGCATTTGGTCCTTGTAATTGAGGATTGACTACAGCATCTACTGGATTCAACGTATTTTGTGGTAATGTATCTGGATCGATGTCATATATCAACAATCGATCATCAACTGGGTCAAGAACGATTGTGCCTACAATATCATCTTCCATATATGGATTTTGTAACCATATTTGACTGATACCGGGTTTGTATGCTCCGTATACGTTCAATAAACTAGACCAATATAAATTTGTGTTAGGAGGTGTGGGGTCATTCAAGTCAGTATTAGGTGGATAGAATGCGCTGTCTTGTGGTAATAATTGTAATCTATTACCTATCAACAATAATTTATATCCATATGGTGTGATCTTTTGTCTAGTGCCCAATAACAAATCGTCATCTTGCATGTCTTGTAATGCATTTCCTTTAAAGATGCTAGCAATAATTTTATTGATAACGCCCATCTTCTTGAGTTTAGTACTAGTGCTTAACCATATAGGCATATAGAACTTCCAACTCAACACATCGATTGGATTACCTGACCCTACTGGAATGCTACGAGAACTAAATGTAAGACCATCTTGGTATACGACACTTAAACTAGTCCAGTCAACAAAGTTATCAGTGCTTTGTATCTCAAGGCTAGGATTAAAAACAGTTCCTAACTGTTCGATCAATTGCAATTTTTGATTATAATTCGTAGTCCAGAAATCAACTTGCATACGTAGTGTATAAGGTACAGGCATCAATCGTTCTACTGTGAATGCTTGTCCTTGTACTGTTTCATAACTCTGTGTCTCTGTGTTGTATGCACGTTGTCTAACGTTTACTTTTTCAATGTAGGTAGGATTTTGCATCCAACTCTGATTGTATTCTAATCCAGTTATCCAATAAGTTATAATAGGTGCGCTTGGTAATGTGCTTGCGCTATTGTTAGCGATTGCAGTTGAAACTAATCTACTTTGATCTCCGTACATTACCGGCACACGCACAAGTATGTCATTGCCGTTAGGATCTTTGCCTTTAGTCACATACCAGTTGCTGAAAATCTTAGCGAACTGTAATAAAAATCTGCGTATCTGATTGTCGTAAAAAAATTGTGCCATGTGTTACTCTTATGGTAATGGGGGTAAGTTGTCCGGTGCTAACTGTAAGATACTTGATAATGGTTGTGCTGATGGTATCAAGTTACCTGTGTTGTTGTTATATATCTCTGCTTCATTGTTGATGAATTGAGACTTCTGTGCTTGGTCGTCTGCTGTGAATCCAGTGTCTGTACGTACATTAGTTGATATACGAATCCACAATTTTCCGTCCCAGCGATATAATATCTGAGGCATATAGTCGA